CCTAAGATTCTAACCTTAAATCTATTGCCCCATCCCTGACCTTCAAATTGTTCTGACATTGATTCCATTGGTGGAATCTGTCCTATCCACCAACGAAATCCGTCTCTACCGATAAAATTACTCTTAATGTTTGATTCTTCTATCATTTCTTTTTAGTGGGAATGCGTTCACCATTGTAAGGACCGAAATTATCTCTAACTAATTTCAAGGAAGTATATGAATTATTTGGTTCAAAATGATGGCATAATTCTTTTATTATATATGGACCACTCACCTCCGGATCAAATTCATCAGTATCACTTGATGAAACCTTCGGAAATGCACACTCAATAACGTCTCCAGCACTCAAATCAGTATTACAAGGAACCATCATACTTATTGATTGTGTAAGTAGCAAATTATATCTCATGATAGATTGTGCCGCATATTCACTAGGATCTGCATTTTTTTGTGTAGAAACTCCATTATTCAATGTTCCAATACTAAGAATATCTACGAGAATTCTTGTTGGAGCATCTCCTAAAGATTCGGTCGAATTTTCATTTAGTTTTGGAAGAGAAATTTTTCCTCCTGTTCCAAGATTTTTTAATCCATCTTTATATTTTTTTAGTTGAAATTTTCTTTTCTCTGGTGGTGTTAATTTTCCTGTCAAAGGATCGAAGAAAAATCTTTCACTGGAATAAGCACCTAATCTAAGTTTTTCTATTAGATTTTGATTTTTATTCGTAGAGTAATTTAAAATTTTAAAGTCATTATTGAGTTCAACTCCACTCTCATTAACTTCTGAATAATAATACGTCGCCTTGGGTTCTTGTCTAATTAATCCATCAATAGACTTGAACTTAAATCCATCTTTTGTTTGATAGAAAACAAATCCGGCAGTAACATCTCCAGAGGAAACTGGAACTGCTTTTGATGCTAACCAAACCAAAGTTGTGAATGGTTTCTTAGAATTTCCTATAAATGAGTATTTGTTTTGTGCCTTGTCTATGCCATTTTCCTTATCAAATCTAGTTGTCTTCAGAACATTTTTTAAGATTGAATTCACGGATTGATCAATTGTTCCCTGATATTTTTTGAATACTCTCGCAGTCTCATTTGTAATTGCTTCTCTTGAAACTAAGTTAAGTAAAAAACTTTCCTTTTGAGACTGGGATATTACATCAGTAATACTCGAAACATAAAGATACTTTTCGGGTGTTGTTGAAAAATCAAGTCCAGGTTTTTCTTTTCCATCATACGTTTTGCCTTCATCTGAAATCTTCATAAGAAGTCTTTCACCACCTCTAAGTGGTAAACCATTGTATATTGATTCTAATTTATCACTCTTATCATTTATAATCGAATCTCCAGTATTAATAACTCTCACTTTTGCAGTGATTGTTGGAGAAAAAATATCCTCATAGTAATCTATAGAAACTGCACCCAGTCTCAAATCAACAGTTTTACTTTGATCATTAGATTCTAATATTAATTTCTCGTAGAGAGAGGATCCTGCTGCTGACATTTATGTGTACGCTAAGTCGGTTAACAATTTTCTTTTCATAATACTATTTAACGATGCACCCATAACAATAACTGGGGAGGACTTTCCAGAAGATTGTTGCATCATTGGCATTGGTCCTTCTTCTTCAATAATTATCAGTTTATTTTTAGGTCCGGTCGAGTATCCAATATCTGGCATTCTTCCTGTAGATCTTGAAATCATACTTTTTCCATGACCCAATCCACCACCACCAAATCCAGCATCTCTTAATACCTGTCTTACTTTAGCAGATCCATTAAATTCTCGTTGTCCGATTGCACCACTACCACCCCACTGTGCCCCAGGAACATCAATTGCCAAGTTTGCTCCGTGCCATCCAGGATCTCCTGGTCTGTATTCACTACCTACTTGTATTCCTGCTGCTCTTAATGCTGTTTTTGCCCTTTCTTTATCCTGAAGAGTTCTAAAGGCAATGTGATCATGATAGTTTGATTCTCTTCCATGACCATTGTATTCAAAGTTTGGATGATTTTTATCTCCTGTGATATATTCTACGACATTTCCTCCACCATTATATCTTCCACCACTACCTCCACCTCCAGCATTTCTAATAATGTTTGCTTCCTCCATTCTTCTGCGAGCATTAATTCCACCATTATGAGATTTTAATGCTTCAACAGCATTTGCAATAGATTTTAAGTTACCACCTTTAGAGGCTTTAACAACACTCGAAGGAAGACTTCCATAATTATATCCAACAGATGTTAGTGCTGCTTGTGCACTTGCAGGTAATTTTGTAAAATCATCTCCCAACTGATTAGCAACCGTAGGCATAAACTCTGTTCTAATTCTCCTTTCCAAATCTAATTCTGCCTGTTCTCTAGTTACTGTGCTTGAGGCAGTAACTGAAGTGACGTTTCCTGAAGCATCAGTAATCGTATCACTTCCATATCCAATACGGTATGCATTTACATCCCAATATGCTTCATCACGGAAACCCTCACTATCTCTAAGAAGTTGTTTAGTTTGATTTACAGCATCTCCACTGAGATTACCACTAGATTCGGTGCCACCAGTATCATCAGAAGTTCCTTTGAGTTCATTTATATCGGCAGTCAGAGCTTTTTTCATGCCCTCAACATCAGTTTGCATTCCTTTAAATGCTTTATCCAAATCATCCATTGCAGTCTTTAATTTTCCCTCACTATCAGTAAAATCAAGATTTTTTATGTTACTCCATCCTGCGGAAACTATGTCACCAATAGATTTAAACCAGTCCTCAAGATTTTTGACAAAACTTTTTAATGAATCAACTAATTTTTGAATTCTTGTTATTAAATTCTGCACAAACTCAATAATTTTAGGTAGATTATTAACCAACCAACCAACAAATAAAAGACCAATAAAGTTTAATACTTTTCCAAAAAAACTACTACCGGGAAGTTTAACGATTCCACTACTAGAACCTCTCCCCAACTTAGAAGCCTCCAACATTGATTCTTTTTCTCTTCTCTTTCTCGTTTCGATAAGACCTTTATTTAACTTTCTAGTTCTTACGAAATTTTCTCTTCTTATTTTACTTCTTTTAAGTGTTGCTTTATGCAACATTCCACCACCTCTACCAAGTAGAGATCCAGTTCCTCTGGCAAACATTGATCCTATTCTTACTGCTCCTGCTGCGACTGCTCCTATTGCCATTTTAGGTCACCACGTTGTAGAGTAATTGAGAATACATCGTGTAGAAATTGCTGGGATTTGCCGAAGCAATTAACGGAACATCAGTCGCAGATCCAGTCTTAAGTGGTTGTCCCTGCATTCCAGCACCTGCTCCACGCACCTTTTTGTAAACCACTGTTGTGTTTCCACCACCAGGAGCAGGTGCTGGTGGTGTCGATACAGTTCCTGTTGAATTACTCACCTTTGCCGCCGGTTTATTTGGTGGAGAAGCAGAAGGTGAACTTGCAGGCATATTTCCGGAAACAGCAGGATTTTTTCTAGGTGGAGTTTTTTCAGTCTTTGGTATTAATCCTGCATTTTGCAATGCATTCGAAATTGGATCATTTGCAAATCCAAACACTTTATCTAAATTCATTGTATCATATGCTGGATCTAACATCCGTGTGAATTGTTCTCCAATCAATCCACCTAAAAATCCCCCTCCAGCAGCACCTGCTAGACCAATTAGCAATGCTCCTGGTCCAGTAGTAAGTCCAAGTGCTCCAGCTAGTCCACCACCAATTGCAGCACCTTTTAACGTAAATAATATTTCTGGTATTACGGGCAGAATTGCCTTCATAGGAGAGAAACCTTGATCAAGTCTATTTTTTATCGTGGATGCAATAAATGCAATTTTTAAAGCACCACCCAAAAAAGTATTAAATCCAGGACTTCTAAGGATAGCTTTTACTCCATTAAAAACTTTAGATTTCCCAGATGAAAGAAGTTGTCGTATTGCCTTAAACGCATCCACTCGTTTCTGCGAGTGATTGATAAGACCTTTTGATTGTGCTATTTTGTCAGCAGACGACAAAGAAGACCTAACAGCAGAATCATAATATCCACTACTTCCAGGTCTTCCTCCAAGAGAAGGTCTGTTTGCACCTGGTGCACCAGCTGGTGTACGATTTCCTGTAGAAGTAGGTGGTTTTACATTAGATGCATTTGGTTTTGGGGTGCTTTGTTGTCTTCCTTTGAAAAAATCTCTAATTTTATTGAATGCAAATCTAAATGGTGCCAAAGTAATAGCAAGAGCTATTTTTCCAATAGTATTAACAATTCCAAGTATTCCAACGTTGAGTGCTAAAAATATACCACCAACAATAGCAAGAGTTTTTCCAACTTCCAATGCTATTGAATTTAGTTGTTCAGTATCACCTTCTGCATATGCCTTTAGAGCAGCAAATCCTCTATTAGTTAACCATCCACCTAACAGAAGCATGAAGAAATCTTTTAGCTTCCCAAGAATCCCTCCTGCTCTTTTTCCTTCCTTTTCTACTGGGGATAATATAGACTTACTTAATTTTTTCTCTAATTGCTTTTCTTCACCCGATCTAAGTTTCTTTTCTTCTTGTTTTTTTACATCCTTCTCATAATCTCTTTGTGCTTTCCTTTCAAGATCTGCTTCTTTGTTTATTGATTTTGCTAAAAGTGCAACATTAAGTTCTAATACTGAAATTCTTTTCTCTAACGAAATATTTGAAGAAGGCGCTATTTTCTGCAGAGAGACTTTACTTCTCTTTAAGTTTAGTTGTGGTTTGGAACTAATTCTACTAGATACCACTGCTTTGCTTCTGCTTTAGGTTTTCTTCTTCAATATATTGCTCTAATAAAGTAAGATAAATTTCTTTCTCCCAAGGTATCATATTTTCTAACTCTGTTAAGCTATATTTATGATGCTGCATCAAGGCAAAATTAATCTTATAGTATGACTCAAGATTGGTATGAGCCATACCTACTCGAAAAAAGACGATAATCCTTCCAGAACTACTTCACTTTCTACTCCAGTTTTTGGATTTTTTACAGTGATTGTATGAGAAAGTTTTGGCATTGTATCAAAGAAATTTTCAACTTCTTTGAATTGTTTTGAACTCAACTGTTCAACAAACTCAATCATTTCTTTTGCACTACAATCAGAAGAACTCCATGATTCTTCCTCACTGTAAATTTGTTCAATCGATGAAGCAATTAGTTTGAATGATTCATCAACACCAAAGTTTCCATCAAAACTAAAGTTAGACTTAATGAATTCATCCAATGATGGATATTTCATTCTCATGGTCAGATTTTCATCCAATGTGATATCTTTTGAATGAGTCTTGTCTGTGATAACTTTAATCTCATCAAGATTAATTGTCACCGGGACTTGTGTTTCTTCATCATCTGGACATGTTATCATTACTTCAACTTCCTCTCCTACAGATTTTCCTCTGATATTCAAGAAAAGATATTCAATATCAAAAGTAGAGAGTTTTTCTACTTTAATTCCTCTGGAAAGAATACAGTTGCCAATTACAGTTTTGATTGCATTTGTAATTTGCTTTTGATCCTCAGATTCCATCGCAATAATTAGAATCTTTTCTTCTTTAACTAAAAAAGGTCTGTATTTAATCTTTCTTTTTGATGAAGGCAATTCCAACTCATAAGTCGGAGTATTAATCTTGGGTAAAGGCATACTAATCCATTATAAGTTCAGTTGTTTTTATTTAGATACTTATTAAAAAACTTATTGTGGACCAAAAGCACCTTGATCTGCTAACTGTGCCAGAGTTGATTGAGATCCTGTTGATTCTGATGTAAATGGTTCTAGATCGAAATCATCAAGTGCTCCTTTATTACCACTAGTGCCGTCAGCAACACTCTTAGATGTAGATTTACCGGCAATATATCTCTCATATTCGAAAGCAACATTCACTTTTAAAATATCAGAAGTGCCATATGAAACTGGAATAGAAGATAAATTTTTTGGAAATAATCCAATAAAAGTATATTCCAATTCTTTTTTGTGATCTCGATCAAATTTTATTATCTTTGTTTTATCACACTTATACTTGCTTGGATATCTCATTCTATAATAATATCTTCTTTTAGACTGATCTACCTCTGATGCGTCTGTAATAAATTCCATCCAATGCTCCAGGAATTTAATCATTCTATAATCAGAATCGACATAGAATTCTAATTGCATCTCAGTGAAAATTCTTGTGTGTGCCATTTTTTCCTGCACACCCATAAAGTTTCCACTAATATCTGCTGTTGCTAATGAACTTCCAGGAATGGAAGCAGAAGAACACAATAAACCAGAAGACTCTGTGATAAATCTCGTATCAACACCTCTTGAAGTTAAGTGATTGAGAAGATTAGTATCCAATCCACCAAACATTACCTGATAATGTGATGTTTGTGCAAGATTTGTGATTAATGGTTTGAACTCTGATATTTTTCTTGGTCTTGGCACTCTAAATACCTACACTACTACTTTATTATTAGTTATTTAGATGTCATATAAGGGAAAATATCAACCGTCTTATCCTAAAAAGTATAAGGGTGACCCTACAAACATTGTATACCGTTCTCTCTGGGAACGCAAGTTTATGGTTTACTGTGATAAGAACGAAAATATTTTAGAATGGGGTAGTGAAGAAGTTATTGTCCCATATCGTTCACCCATTGATAACAGATACCATAGATACTTTCCAGACTTTTATATTAAGGTCAAGGAATCGAATGGTAAGATCAAAAAAATGATCATTGAGATCAAACCATACAAGCAGTGTATAGAACCAAAGGTCAAAACAAAAAAGACCAAAGGTTATATCTACGAAGTTATGGAATATGCCAAGAATCAGGCAAAATGGGGTGCTGCCAAAGAATGGTGTTTAGATCGTGGATATGAATTCAAAGTTCTCACGGAAAATGAGTTAGGTATCAAATGACATTCTTATACCCAACAGATGATAATGAAAATCGTGTGCGTGGTGTAGTTGATAGATTTATTGGAACAGAAACTCCTGATCAAATCATGGAGGAGTTGATAGGTGTTCTATCTGAAGGAGGTAAAATTCCTGTTGCAGGTAAATATTATACTTTCTTTTATAATGCCAAGACACCAGGAACACAATATGACGAATATCCTCTCGTAGGAGTGACAGATGTATTTTCTTGGGGATTCCGTGGAATCAACTTTCATTGGGGTGAAAATAGACAATATGATTACAATCAAATCGTTGGTGGACTCTATGAAGTCTATCCAGAAGAGATGTCCGATGTCATAGAACTCGGTTTTGCTAAAGTTCGTTCTAAATAGTTAAAAAAGTAGGTCGATAATGTCCAAAGAAGAAAAAATTGCTGCTAATATTGCCAGAGCAAGGAGGAATAGATCCAGACGGTCTGAAGAACAAAAAGACCCTGAAACAGATGCTGGTGGAAAATCAAATGGTGCTGAAAAAAATATAGAGGGGAATATATTAAGATATCCACAAGCAGATATTCATGAAGATACAGATTATTTGAAAATTGATGTATTAAAATATAAACCTTTAGGATTTCCAAAGCAAAATAATCTCATTAAAGAAGGATTAAAAAGATCTAAGGGTCAATATAAAGATAGTCAAGGAAAATTAGTAAAGTCTCTGGGATCAATAATATTACCAATACCTCAAGATATTTCTGATACAAATTCTACTGGGTGGGGACAGGATAGTCTTAATATAGCTGCTGCATATGCAATAGGTGCAACTAATGATATAATAACCAATCAAAATTTTATTGATGGAATTGTTAAAGCTGTTCAGACTGCCAGTGGTGATCTTATTGATTTAGCAAACGACGGAGGCACTCAAAATGCAATTAATTCAACATTTGGTGCCGCAGCTGCAAACCTTTTTGGAGGAAACACTACTACAGCAGGAATTCTTGCAAGATCTAGTGGTCAAATTTTAAATCCTAATACTGAATTATTATTTAATGGTGTAAAATTGAGATCCTTTAATTTTACATTTAATCTCGCACCAAGAAGTGAGGATGAGACAAAAGTAATAAAAAAAATTGTTAGAACTTTTAAACTAAACATGGCTCCCGATACCGGTGGTGGTAGTGGTGGACTCGCGGGATTATTTTTAAAATCACCGAATGTATTCCAACTTCAATATATGAAGGGTGCACAACCACATCCATACTTAAACAAATTTGTTGTTGCCGCACTTACAAATATGCAGGTAAATTACACAGGTTCGGGAACTTACATGACATATGACGACGGTATGCCAGTTCATATGATAATGACTTTATCATTCCAGGAATTGAGTCCAATTTATGCAGAGGATCAAGAGGAACTAGGAGGAATGGGTTACTAATGTCTTATTTCAGAGAACTACCAAACGTAGAATATCAGTCATTTTTATCTGATGCAATTTCATCAAAAGAATACCTAACTGTCAAAAACTTATTCAGGAGAAATAAGTTGCGTGATGACTTACAGAATGTATTCACTATTTTTAATAAATATGAGATCGTAGAAGGTGCCAGACCTGACACCGTGGCAGAAGATTTTTATGGTAGTGCGGATCTTGATTGGGTTGTTTTAATGACTGCCGGTATTATTAACGTCAGAGATGAATGGCCATTATCAAACTATGCATTATATCAATATGCTGAGCAAAAGTATGGTGACCAATTAAGTGATGTTCGTTATTATGAAACAAAAGAAATCAAAGACTCAAAAGGTAGACTAATTCTTCCTGCAGGTAAAGTTGTCGATGAAGATTTTGTTTTAAATTATAGTGATGATGGTAATAAAGTTTCTGTGGCAGGTACAGGTGTAAGAATAGGAGTCTCGAATTGGGAATACGAGACTATTCAAAACAATAAAAAATCCTCGATTTATTTACTAAAACGAGAATATTTACAGCAATTTTTAAATGATATGAGAGAGATTATGATTTATGGTATATCTTCTGAATATGTAAACGAATCTCTGATTCGTACTGAAAATACCAAAGTCACAATCAATTGAATATCAAACTATAGTAAGTCGCAATGACCAAGAGGGTCAAACAGACCCTCTCGTATGTCCATCTCATTTAGTCTGCTGCGAGTGCTGCGAAGTATGAGAGAGTATCATCGTCATCATTAGAAGACGGTGTGATATCAGGATCATTGAAACCACCACTGCTACTGGACAGGGAGTTCAGTTCTTCCTTCATGGACTGAGGCATAGGATTGCTTTCACCACGATTCTGACGACGGAACTCTTCTTCCTCTTCAACAGTCTCTTGGTCCTGGAACTTAGGAGTGCCCTTGATGCCAAGAACATAGTCAAGACGCTTCTTCAGATCATCATAGGACTTGAACTGGTCAGCAGCAACAAACTCTTCGAGAGAGTATTCCTTCTTCCAGATTGCTTCCATTGCATCATCATCTTCAAGCAGTGCATCCTGACGTGCAAACTCAGAAGAGTCGTAATTACGATAACCGGCAACGTTCTTTGCCTTCAGTTTGAAGTTGGCACCTTGCCAGAAGTCGAACGGATCGATTGCTTCCTCGTCCTCAAACTCAGGTTGCATTGCAGCAGTGATCTTGTCAAAGATCTTCTTACCGAACTTGTACAACATCACCCGTCCTTCGTTGGCAGGGTTAGCAGGGTCTTTGACAACATAGATGTTAGCAATGTAAGTCAGTTTGCGTTTCTGCTTACGTGCGGCATCCTTGCCAGCATCGGTGCCGTTGTTCCACAGCATCGTATTGTATTCAGACACAGGATCCTTCTGACCCAGAGTGGTCAGAGAGTTTTCGATGTACCAACCACCAGGACCCTGGAAAGCATGAGAGTACAGTTTGACGAAGGGAAGATCTTCACCGTTGGGGGCAGGCAGGAAACGAATAACGGCATAACCGTTGCCACCTTTGTCTACTTCAAGTTTCCACAGACGATCATCGCCTGAACTACCTGCGTTATTCATTTTTTCGACTTCCTTGACCAGTTTTTGGGTCAGGGAGCCCAGTTTGGATTGCTTCTTAAGATCAGCAAAAGACATTTGGATTACCTCGGATTTGTTTGGATTTGGGAGATTTACTCGGATAGTATAACAGTGTTGGTCTCAGGCGTCAACGTAATCCCTGAGAGATTTGATTGTAGCACTCATACTATTGAATAAGGATTGCATGTTGGTATCTGCGGGTAGACCCATCAGAGAGACCGACTTGCGAAGATTCTCTTTCATTTCGACCGCTTGTGGGTCATCTGAAAGAGATAATCTAGTATACATCACTTGCTGCTTTTCTAGCAAGTCTGTTAGCAAATCAATATGTTCAAGTTTTTCTTCACGAGACATGGAACCAAAAGTCAGCATACTTCCGTATATCTTCTCTTGGAGTTTGTTGATTTCGTTCAGTTCTTCTTTAATAATATCGGATTCGAAAAATTCACTCATCTAAAATGTCCCTTAAAATATTTTTGTACTTGAATACGTCAATATTTAGGAACGGACTGTACTTCTTGATTTTTAGACTGACGGTTTCCCACACAGGATCATCCAACTTCTTGTCAAAATTCTTACTAAAAGAAAAAATTCTGTCAAAAATTACAAGAGTCTCAAGGTTTACGTTTCCACCAAGATACTTTTTTAGAATGACTGGATGACCTTTCGAACAATCGAATAGACTCTCTAATTCGTTGTCCGATAGTAATTCGTTGCTTTGTTCTTTGAACAAGTACGTCAAACTCTGCTGTCGTTTTGTCCACTCGGCGTAGGTCCTTTCTCCAGAATTGATAATTTCTCCAATCCATAGGTTTTGTGGGTTATCGGCAGCAGCAAAGTTTGATACAAGAAATTTAAGAACTTCTTGATTCGAATATTTACGAGAGGTCTTTTCAAACCAATACTTATCTTTCCTCTTATTAAAAGAAGTTATCGAAGCACGGGATCTGCCTCGATATTTAAAGAAATTGTATTTGGGATTCGTAAAATGATTTTTAAGTGACAAATAATGTTGATATGTTTCAAAAGGAGTCACGATCATAGGGGCAGTTTTGCTCTCGAAGTACGTTTCATGAAGTTAAGTCTTGTAGCATCCCACTTAAGTTTTTCCTTGAGTGGTTTAGACACTAACTTCGTTACCGATTCTACCTCAAGTTCATTGACTTCGCAATAGTGTACGATTGCGTCAATGTAATTGATTTTTTCTTCGGCAACAATCTTCTCAATTTCTAATGCGAATTTGGAAGGTGTCAGAAATTTTTTCTCTATTGCCTGTTCTAGTTCTTTATTAGGTTCCATAGAATTCCAGTTTATCTCTAACAAACTTTCCAATATATTCGGTAAGAAGTTTGATGTACTTTGATTTGTCTCGTTCTTCATAGACGACGCATTCTCCATTTTCGCAAGCCATAATAATTACAAGTTTTTTGACTGAAATACCAGTCAATTCGTACAGCATACAACCATATGCCATGCACTGTACAAAATAGTGATCGATCCACTCTCGTGGTTTCGGTTTCTTTGAAGTCTTAAAGTCAATTATTGCTAATTCGCCATCGTATTCGGCAATACAATCGACGGTCCCTGCAATCCCTAACTGTTTACTATATAGGGAACCTTCCAGGGCGTGTATATTATTTATATTTTTTAATTTGTTTTTAGAAATCTTAAATAAGAATTCTGATATTGGTCGAACCTTAGGAAGATCTTCGTTCTTTAGAAAGTGCTCAGTTAGAATGTGCATATCCGTGCCACGACCTGTGGCAGCTTTAGTAACACGATCTGCTTCTTCGTTTCCTACCTTCTTACGCCACTTCTCAAAAATGTGCTTATTAAAATGACTGGTCACCGAAGTGATGGAGACCAGTCTGAGAAGTTCTTCTTCATCGGGAACAGAATAAAATCTGACCCCATCAATAGTCTCCCTCTGAAGTTGAGGGAGATCAACATCAACATGATTAAACATTAGAAACCTGATTCCATTTTTGCTGTAAGATACTCTTTGACAAGACCAGAACGAACGATATCATCAATCCCAAATTCAATTATATCAAATGACTCCATTTTACGCAATACGTTCATAAAGTCAACGATACCATTTCTTTCATTTGCTTTATTCAAATCAGACTGACGTGCATCACCACAGAAACAAATGCGTGTATTTTCACCAACACGAGTGATAATACTATCAAGTTCGTGAAAGTTTAAGTTCTGGAACTCATCAACAATCACAATCGCATTATCAAGTGTAGTTCCACGCAGGAAGGATGTAGACCAGAACTTGATTGATTCTTGTGCCTTGAGATTACCATAGAGCATCTCAAAGTCTGCATCACTAGGCATCTGGAACATGTACTTCACCATATTCTTATAAGGAATCTGGTAAATATCTGCCTTATCCTCATGAGATCCAGGTAGGAAACCAATCTCTCTGGTTGCTACAAGAGAACGAACAAGATAGATTCTCTCATATGGAGTGTTTTCATCTAAAACATCTCTCAGTGCATTGAATAGTGTGATAAAGGTTTTACCAGTACCAGCACATCCATAAGCAACTAGATGTTTTCCTTCTTTATAAGAATCAAATAATTGTTTTTGATTGTCTGTAAGTGGATCAATCTCCACCAAGTATCCAGAACTCAGTGGTTTCTTTCGTTTCATCTGCTTTGTAGTGAGACCAACTCCAATGGGTTGCTCAACTGCAGATGCTCTTTTTCTTCTTGCCATTACTTAATCTTCAAATTACGTGCTCCTGGTGCCTGAGATGCTTTTCCAAGCACATCATTCCATCCTGGATTTCTAGCAACTAGTTTATTCTGCCAGTCACCAACTTCTCCCACTCCTGGGCAAGTAGTAGGATCTGAGTAATCTCTTGTCCAATCAGGATTATCCTCTTTCCACTGATCCCAGTCATGAACGCTCATTTTTACGTCTTTAGTTTCACCAGTTTTTGTATTAACTACGGGATATGTTGCCATTGTTAAAAGTCCAAGATAATTTATTTAGACCCACTCAAGGGCTTCTGCACAGGTCGGGAACTGCTCAATGAAGATCTTCTTACAACCCTCTGCAAGGTCCATATGCTCCTTCTGAGTGCCATTAGCAGTCCTCAGATTGATATAATGGATCCATGACCTGCAAGATCCCGACATATAGATTCTGGTGGGTGTGGCGAGGGGAAGTACAAAACGAGCACACTCCTTTGCGATTCCAGAATCAAGCATAGATTGATACAAGACCATTGCTTCATCGAAGTGCCGACGAACCTTGATTTCAAACTCTTGCTTCACGAATGGGTCAACGTCATCAATAGAGTTTTGACGATTCTTAGTGTCTTGACGACGAAGGTCAAACATAGGAACTTGGTCTGCCAACATGGAACTATCAGCATACCGTTGTGAAAATTCTTGATATGTGAACGAACGGTGGCGCAGCACTTGAGCTGCCACACCTCTAGTAGTCTCTAGTTCCAGAGTCATGAATGATTGCTCAAACACAGACCAGTGGTTGTGCTTAATACAGTAACCCAACAACTTCGCATAGTTGGGATTTTCCTGATTATTGGGGTTCGACACACGAGCAACGTATGCCATCATCTTCTCCGCATCTGGAGTGACACTGATCAATTTTACACTCATTTACCAAATCCTTTAGAATTTTCTTTTTCGTACTCAGCAACTTGCTGCTTTACTGTGTTGAGATAGTTTTTCATCTCTTTAATATTTTCCTGAGAATAGAGATGATCTTGCTTGATTAGACGTTCAAGCAACTTTATAAGTTCTTTTGTTTTTTTAATCGGGGTATCCATCGTCATCATTAAATACTTCATCGTAGTCTTTCATTCCCGGAAATTGACTTTTGTCAACGGATGTTTTGTATGCATCTACGTCAGAATACACTTCTGCTTTTAGGGAATCAACAAGCAGTTCAAGGTTTCGGACGATAAGTTTTAGTCGTTCTTTCTCCATAATACTGTACTGTTTCACTATATTATAACATAAAAAAAAGAGGGTGATCAACCCCCGTCGTCTAATAGAATTCTGCAGATTCGCTTACATGTACCTTGGTCTTCTTCGCATTCAATTAAACAGTCGAAATAATCGTTAACCAGATCTAACTCGTCATTACATCGGTCTAGGTTTGCTTCAATATGAACCCATTCTGCTAATTGATTGCGAGATAAGAGATTGTGCATCTTCACACCTCCAACGCAATTTTACAATAACGTAGAAAACATAGTAAAGATAGAATTTCAGAGCATAAGCGGAATCCTTAATTCTGAACTATCTATAATAGTTTATGTAACTTATAATACATTTGTGTACTTTTTACAAAACTACAAAAAAAGAGAGGTTTTGAAACCTCTCTCTTAATTATTTGGTGAGAACTTTAATCTCCCCATATATCAGTGAAAGGAATGCTACAGAACCTAGGGATACGATCCCAGCAATTTGTAGTGCTTCCATATCACTTTACATAAGTGCGACCACGATAGCAGAAAGTGCCGTGAGACTCTTTTACTGCTTTATGAACTTCACACTTTACACCACGATATGCGGTGTGAGTGATCTGTGCATCGTGAAGAGCAGATGCTTTGTTGATCTGCTTCTTGATGAGTTGTAAGGTGTTCATTTGTCTTACTCCTAAAGTAGTTGGATTTTTAGGCCCGTTCCTTTAGTCGTTTGCGTCCCAGTAACACTCAGGTTCGGTTGCTTCCCTTACGGTCTCAACCAACTCAATCTTTACCTTAGGTGGTAAAGATTCATGTCTAGCGATCCTGAGCATAATCGCATCAGAATCTTGACAATTGAGTGTAGCGTATAGAAGTGATTCTATTAGCATGGGATGAACGCTCCGTTCCGCGACTTACTTGCGTCTCATGTATATATCCCATCGCATTGACCTTCTACTTTTGACTTAAGATATCCTATCAGATTCAACTTTGACCGAAGGTCAAGATTGAGATCTGCTTGAATTTCCACTCGTCTCTGTAAGAACCTTTCACAAGACATATGCCACCCATAAGGATTGCCGTCATCATGATGGGCAAGGGTCAATGCCAGTAGGATACTGAGCATGAGATGAACGTACAGGTATTATATACCTTATGAAGTATATAGTCAAGCACATGTGTAACATGTGATACAATTTAAAAAACCTTAGAGGTCAAAAATTTTGGGGAATTTTTTTTCCGATATTTTTGGAATCACTTCCTCTTTTTGGTTTCGGGTGCCTTTACACCATATAGTTTGGGGTTGATCCTACCCTCAGTTTGATTCATGGTCACGAAACCTTTTTTATATTTGTCATAATAGTAATCAAAAATCTCGGACTGCTTTGCTGCTGCCGCAATATCATACGAACTAGCAGCACCCTCACCAACTTTATATTCAACTAGAAATGAGTTGTTAGGCAGCTCACGGTCATCTGCTCTTTCTGGACCGCAATTTTCAAACAGAATTTTCATAAGATTCAAGACCGACCTCCCCATACCATATCCGGATATGCTTCAGAAATAAGTTCTTTCGTAATCTTATACCTATCAGAAAGTTTCTTATCTTTGACTAAACAAATAATTTCCGCTTCCAGTGGGTGAAGTCCTTCAAGAATATTGATAAACATTGTCTCTCGACGGATGTTATTTAATCCGTTGTTACCACCTTTTACGAAGTGATAAAAGTTTTTATATTCTCTACGGATAGTGGTGTGACCTTGCTTGTCACTGCTACCCATAGAAAATGATCCTGTGTTATGCATCTTACGAACTTCTTCACTAATTTTAGTGGTCAAAGTTCCACTTGAAGTAGTTTGCTCTTCATATCCAGAGTATGGAACCTCACCCTCAGGTAACATTGAGATCACAGAATCATCAAAATTCCAAATAAACAAAACTTTCAGAGAAACATGTTCATATTTGCGTAGAACTTCAATCTTCTTAGCTTTGCTTCTCTGCTTAGATACAAGATCCAAAACCTCAAATGCAAACGGATTGTTTGGTAGGTTTGGAATGGGAGAAGATTTACTCTTCGTCGGGGCTTTCTTCGTTGTCGTCATAATAGTTTTCAAAATTGAATGCGATTACTTCATCGGGAATAAGATTTCCCTGCTCATCAAACATTTCGGGATGAGGTCTTGGTACTTCCCGATAATTCATCATATACTCTCTAGCAGTCCAACCAACCACTGTGCCCAGGATCAAAAACAAAATGGTTAGGAATGATCCAAAAACTAAACTAACTGCTAACATTGCTCTTACTCCTGGAGACTACTATTTTCCTTGTTTTTATAGAAAACTCGAAATAAATGGTAACCTCCCGTCTTAGAAAGCAAACCATCTTTTCGAAGATGATATGAAATGGTTGAACTTGCTTTCTTTTACCTCCATTAAGTAAAAAATCAATACCACGATTTACGTGATCTTCATTTTTATTTATGTTAAGATTTGATGACTTGTCGTTCTCTGAGGAATTTAATTGTGTCAACACAGCCTCCTAATTTTTTATCATCACATACTACTTGAGGGAAGGTAGATCCTTTGCCAAACTTGGCATAAAATTCTTCCCGTGTAAAATCTTCCTCAAGAGTATAAGATTCAAACTCTGTGCCAGTCATTTCTAGCACTTGTTTTACCTTATAGCAATAAGGACAATTGTTTTTTGAATATACAATAAAGTTCATAGAATTACTTTTTTACTACAAAATAGTTACCAATTACAAGATAATCCAAATCGATATTCTTAAAAGTTTTAATAGCATCTTTTGGAGTTTCTACGATTGGTTGACCATTATCATTGAAAGATGTATTCAGAAGGACAGGACATTTGGTCTCTTCATTATACTTTTGTAGAAGTGTAGTGACTTCTGGGTGCAACTCTTTATTTACAGTTTGGATTCTACAAGAGAAATCTTTATGTGTGATTGCTCCAAGTTTCTTCCTTTGATGTGGTCTTACAATCAGAGAGTATAGCATATATTCGTTTGGATATGTGTCCATGAAGTACTCTTCTTGGTATTCCTCAAGCATAATGCCTGCAAAAGGACGCCATTCCTCTCTGTGTTTGATGCGAGTATTTATTGTCTCCTTATTTTCTTTCGGTGTTGGATTCATCAAAATAGATCTGGAACCCAATGCTCTTGGTCCAAACTCTGAACGGTTCTGGAACCATCCGACAATCTTATTGTCGGCAAGAACCTTCACAGTTTCATCACACAGTTCCTCAAAGTTATCAAACTTCTTATAGTCTGTTCCTTCAAGTGCTTCCTCAATTTCTTCATCACTATAAGTGCGTCCGAGAAGTGAAATGTTATGTGGAAGAGTTACCTTTTCCTTTGACTTGAATACACCATAACATGCCGCACCGAATGAGAGTCCTGTATCATCAGGGAATGGTGGGATATGCATGTTCTCCGCAATAGCATTCTTACGAATCACAGAGTTTGCAAGGATATTAAGGAAGACACCACCAGCAAGACAAAGATTATCTTCAATGTATCCCTTCTCTTTAAGTTCTTTCATCCATTCAAGCATCGCATTTTCAAAGTTATATTGAAGTTGCTTTGCTTTGTTTTCGGCAGAAAGATTGCCATAGTTAAAGTCACGTCCAGGTAAAGACTCCAGTGCTACCTGAGGAATACCTTCAAAATGAAGTCTCCAGTCTTTTTTAAGTTCCTTTGTGTTTCCATAAGCAGAGAGACCCATCACCTTACCACAGAAAGTCTCACGATACTTTGGATCAGTAAGATTAATATTCTTCTGAACCATCTGACAATAAATGTTGTGTGCCCACAACCAATAATAGTTTCCAAGATTATTAGTCATTGGAATACCAGCATGATACCTGAAGATACCTTTCTCTTTATTGAAATATCCAAATGAGTGATTCTCACAAGCAAAGATACTTCCGGCAGTGTCAAACAAGATAGATCCGGCATTATCTAATGTAATGAAAGATCCTTCATTGTGATCGCAGGAGAACACAGAAGAATATGCATGGCACATGTGATGCGATACAATCTCTACCTTTGCTTTTGGAAAATATCTTTTAACTTTCTTCTCAACAGTTTTGTTGATGTAATTCTTATAGAAATTTTGATTAGCCATCGATGGAACAATGACTACATCAATATCTTCTTTAGAAAGATTGCTTGCGGACAAACAATATTCTATTGACTTGCGTGGAAAGTTCCCATCATACTTAATACCACTGAGTCTTTCCTCACTGATACTTGCAATATGATTTCCATCAGAGAAAAGAGTCACACTAGCACCGTGTGTCCAACTGTCCTCTGATTGCTGACGAAGTTTTGGATTGTCTGAAATCAAAACATTCCAACCAATCGCACCATAAAGTCCAATTACATTCATCCTACTGCTTCTACGATTTTATCAAAGTCAAAGATCTCTTCATCCTCATCTACATAAGGATACTCTGCTTCCACACCAGTGAAATCAAAGTCAAACAAATAACTATTTGGAAGTTTGAAGTTTGCTGGTTTGATTGCCTGAACATTGGTGTGCATATCCCATCCAAAGACCTTTGGACTAGTACCATTCCACAATACCACAGAAGGGAGTTTGAGTGCTGCTGCAGCGTGTTGTAGGCAACTGTCAATAAGAATCCTCTTATCACTATTAAGTAGTGTGCTCACCAATTCCATGTTAGACATAGGATCTTGAATCACTTCTACACCGTCCAGTGCCTCACTAGATGCCTTTTTGACCTGGAAGATATGATAATCATCAGAATAGTGGTCAACGAGTCTCTGTGCCAGTGCTACAGGCATATCTCGTGCCCACAGATAAGGTCTCTGCTCTTGATACAATCCACCATTGGTCTGAAGAAGCATAATGGGTTTGCCATTAGCACGACCAGTCCAAAACTCTTTTGCAATCTTTTTCTGCAAAGGATTGAACTTGATCTCAGGCATTTCACCACGATATTCCAACCCATACATCTTAGCCCAAGTCTGAACTAGAGGAAGTTTCTTGTGAATATGATCTGTGGTGAAGTATGGTTCGTTTGCAAATAACAGAGAGTCTTGATTCTCCACGTAAGTTTGATAAAAGTAACTGGTATTACCCAATTGATACACTCTATCTACAAATGGAAGATTCTGAAAGATCTCTGTCCAAACACCAACAACAATAAGTTGTCTACCTGGATGATTGTTTTTGATGCACTTGGCTACTGCTGTTGCGGCAACATGTTTTCCAAACCCACCTTGAACATGAAATATAGAATACTTAGTTTTTGCCATAAAATTACCAAGGAAGTG